CCCACTGTGCAAAAGCAGCTGGCCAAGCGTCTGGCTGCTGAGCTGAATTTTTCCGCCACCGAGATTATGACCATGACGTTTGCCGACATGGTGTGGTGGCTTTCGGACTAAAGCCCGGGGGATAGCTGATGTCGAGCAAACTGGCGTTAGCAGTGGTGATCGGCGGCGCCGTCAGTTCGTCGGTCGGCGCCGCGTTCAAGAACGTCGAAGGCCGCATCGACAAGCTGGAGAAGCAAGGCAACAAGGCCAAGGCCCTCAAGGGCATGATCGGCGAGACCATGCGCCTGCGCGACGAGTGGCGCAAAGCCCATGAAAGCGGCGCCGCCAATGCAAGCAAGCTGCTCAACAGGCTGGAGGCCAACAACAACGCCCTGCGCAAGCAAGGCGTCGAGGTGGGCAGGCTTGCATCGGAGTACGCACGCCTCGGTCAGGTGGCCAGGGCGTCCGACTTGCAGATGAAAGGGCACCAGCAGGTCGAGCAGGGCCGGGCCTCGCTCAAGTCGAGCCTTGGGCAGGCGGTGGTGGCCACCGGCCTGGTCACTGTGCCGGCCAAGATCAGCGCGGACTATCAGGCGATTATCCGTGACATTGCGATCAAGGCCGACATCGTCAACAAGCCAGAAGAAGCCCAGCTAAACCGTACGGTGATCGACACGGCCAGCAATACCGGCATGTCGCGCAACGACGTGGCGGATCTGGTCAACCAGCTGGTGGGCGCCGGCATGGAGCTGGACAAGGCGCTGTCGTATGCCCCAGTCGCGGCCAAGTTTGCGATCGGGCAGGGCGCATCGGGGGTCGACACGGCGTCGATGATTCAGGCGCTTGAGCAGAACGCCAAGATCACTGACCCCAAGGTCATGCAGCAGGCCCTTGAGGCGATCGCCTATCAAGGCCAGGCGGGCAGCTTCGAAGCCAGCGACATGGCCAAGTGGTTTCCGCAGCTGCTCGCAGGCATGGAGAAGAACGGGATTACCGGCCTGGATGCCGTGACCTCGCTCGGCTCGATGCTGCAAGTGCAGATGAAGACTGCCGGCAGTTCGGATGAAGCGGCCAACAACTTCAAGAACTGGATGGAGAAGTTAGGCGCCGGCGACGTGGTCAAGGCTTACAAAGACGCCGGCATCGACTATCAGGCCTCGCTCAATACGGGCCTGCAGAAGGGCATGAACGTTATCGAGGCGTCCATGGCCCTGGCCATGAAATACGTCAAGGCGACCGACCCTGCCAAGGCTGAGAAGATCGAGCAGGCCAAGGCCAAAATCGACAAGGAGGTCGATCCAGAGAAAGCCCGGGCCGCGCTCGATGCCTTGGAAAAAACCTTGCGCACCGGCGACATCTTTGCCGACATGCAGGTCAAGGCAGCGCTCACCGCCTACGGGCAGAACCGGGGGCTGTACGAAGAGTTAAAAGCCGACTCCCGAAAGGCGTCGGGGATTCTCGACAAGAACCTGGCTGAGCGCCGGGAAACGTCTTCGCAGCTGTGGGCGGAGACAATGCAGTCGGTCAACGACTCGATGCGCAGCATTGGCGATGCCATCCGGCCGATGACTGATGGGGTGGCTAAGGCCATCACTGCTACGGCCCAGGGCTTTACTGAGCTATCGGACAACTCCAAGCCTGTCGTCGCCGGCATGGTGGCAGTTGGTGCAGGCTTCATAGCGCTAAAATCCGTGTTCAGCGCCTTCAAAATTGGTAAGGGGCTGCTGAACATTGGTCGCGGTGCGTTGCTTGGGCGTACCGGAAAGCCCGGGGAGGTGCAAAAGGTCTTCGTCACCAACCCTGGAGCTGGTGATGCTGACGGGGATGGTGACGACCAGCCCAAGAGCAAGCGGGAAATTGCCCTTGGCCTGCTGGCAAGCGGAATCAAAGCGCTTGGAGGCAAGGACGCGGCCGAGCCTGAAAATGAAGGTGCCGATGCTGCCGAGGAGGGCGGCAAAAAGCCCTTTAGCCTGATGGACACCGGGCTGAAAGTGCTCGATCTGCTGCGCCCTGACGAGGACGGAGCGGCCAACGATGGTGACGGCGGTAGTGGTGAGCCGCAAAAGGTATTTGTGGTTAACGCCAGTGCCATCGGAGGTGCTGTAGGCGGGTCGCCGGCCGGCCCGGGGCAAGGTGGCCAAGGCCGCCGGCGCGGATCGCGCCGACGCAGGTCCGGCCGCAACGGCGCCGGTCGACCACCAAGCCCGCCGCCGACACCGCCACCGCCGCCGCCACCACGACCGGTACCGGGCCGCATGGCGCGCCTGACCGGCATGGTCGGCAAGTTGGGCGCCGTGAGTAAAGGTATCCCTGGGGGTGCCTTGCTGGAAGCTGGAATCAACGCGGTTGACACCTACCAGAACGCCGAAACTCAGGACGAGAAGGCCGAAGGGTATGGCGGCGCCGCTGGCGGCCTGGCGGGCACCCTCGCCGGCGCCGCTGCTGGAGCAGCGATCGGGTCCGTCGTACCGATTTTGGGTACGGCGATCGGCGGTGCGGTCGGGGCTTACCTCGGCAGCCTGGGCGGCGAAGCCGGCGGCAGCTGGCTGGGTAAAAAGTTGTTTGGGTCTGACGACGAAGACAAGGACGAATCCAAGCAGCCCCCGCCGGCGGAAGCCAGCCAGCAGACTGGACCAGCCGAAACCAAGCCCACAGACGCGGCCGCCGCTTCACCGGTGGTGGTCAAGCCTAGTCCGGTGGTCGTATCGCCGGCGGCGCCAGGTCAGCCGGCGGCACCGATCGAGGCTAGGCCCGCCGGCGCGGCCACGGTCCCGCCTGTAGTGGTCAGGCCTAGTCCGGTAGTCCTACCGCCGGCGGCGCCAGGTCAACCGGCGGTACCGATCGAGGCCAAGCCCGCCGGCGGGGCCACGGTCCCGCCTGTAGTGGTCAAGCCTGGTCCGGTAGTTCTACCGCCGGTGACGCCAAGCCAGCCCGGGCAGGTCGAGGTAAAGGCGCTGGCCAGGCCAGCAGAGGCCATGCCCAAGCCGGCCGTGTCTGCGGCGGTGCCGCCTGCGCAGCTATTGCCTACTGTCGGTGAGGCGGTGGGTCAGCAGGCCAAGCCCGCCGGCGATCAGAAGGTTACATACGATCCGCCCGCCCCGGGCTATGGGGCCGCGTTCATGGTGCCGGCATTGCCGGCTCAACAGGTGCGCTTCCCTGGCGCAGATCTGGTTCCACCAAAAAGACCGGTAGAGCGCCAGGACGACAGCGGCCCGCCCCTACCGCCTGCCGTGCAGGCAGCGCTGAAATTGCCCAGGGCTACCGACAGGCCTGCTAGCCCGTTGGTGCTGCCGGCTAAGGCGCCGCCACCTGCAGCGCTGGGTGATCTGGTGCGGGAGCTGGCCGTGCCGCCGGCGCAGACAGCGGCCGTACTCGCCAAAGCGCCGGCGCCGGCCAAGGCAGCCGCGCCCAAGGTAGAGCAGCAATTTGAGTTCAAGCCGAGCCTACAGATCACGGTCCAGGGCGATGTCAAAGATCCCGCCCAGCTGGCCCGTGAGCTGGAGCCGCACATGCGAGCGCAGTGGGAAGCCTTTTCCCGCGAGGTCGCGGCGCGGCAGGCCTCTACGCAGCTGTTCGACGCACCGCACATTTGAGGAGGGGCTATGCCCTACATGGAGCTACTGCAATCAGGGCTGACCAACTTGGTAGCAGCAAAGGAGGCTGGCCGTACCAGCATGGACGGCATGGTCAGCCCGCTCAACGGCGCTGTGAGCGATATCACCGGTGCGGCCTCGGATCTCGAAAGCGTTCCATTCGTTGGGCCGGCGATCGGCGCCAAGCTGCAGCGCACCATGCGCGCCATCAGCGTGGCCCAGTCCGCCGTGGGGCGGGTGACGTCGACATACGGTCAGGCGGTTGCGGCGGTGGGGCAGGTGCAAGAGCGCCTTGGCGTTATCAAGGAGCAGGCCGGCCGGGCGACTGCCGCTATCGGGCGGCTTGCAGGCAAGTCTTCACCGGCGCTGGCCAGCGTCGTGCCGAGCAGCGCACTAGCGCCGCAACTCACGCCCAAGGCCGATGCCGTGAAGGCTTTCCCGCACCTGCTGATCTTGCAGCCGGTTGAGCCAAACGCGCAGCCGTATTACTTCAACATCGATACGGCAGCGTTTGACGAACTGCGCCGGCAAACGTCGTTCAAGTGGGCAGGGCAGGAGCGTTTGACGCGCAGTATCGCGCAGCAGGCGGTGGGGCTGGGCGAAGACAAGTTGACGCTCAAGGGGGCTATTTTCCCGGGCTTCAAGGGCGGTCTCAAGCAACTGAACACGTTGCGCAGCATCGGGCGCGCCTTGCAGCCGGTGGGCCTGACTACAGGCTATGGCGAGGTGCTGGGTACCTGGTGCCTGCTCAGTGTGGAAGAAGAGCAAAGCAACCTGCTCGCCGGCGGCATTCCGCGAAAACAGGCGTTCACCTTGGAGTTTGTGAGCTATGGCAATGACCTGCAGAACGTCTGACGGGGATCTGCTCGACAGCATCTGTTACCACCACTATGGGCATCTGAAAGGGGCGGTTGAAGCTGTGCTGAACGCCAATCAGGGCTTGGCCGAGCACGACCAGCCCTATCGCGCCGGGGTGCTCATCTACCTGCCAGATCTGGCGGCGCAGACCACCGAACTCATTCAGCTATGGGATTGACCCTCCCGTTACGCGTAACGAACCCCGCCCAGTGCGGGGTTTTCTTTTCTGGAGCCTGAACCATGCAACCTACCTACCGGATCATTGCAGACGGCCGGGACATCACCACGCTGATCAACGACCGACTGCTGATGCTGCGTATCTCGGACAAGCCCGGGATGGACTCGGACGAATTCGAGCTGCGAATTGACGATCGGGACCAAGCCGTTGCCCTGCCTTCGCGCGGAAGCAACGTCACGGTGATGATGGGCTATGTGGGCCAGGCGCTTACCCGGATGGGCGCCTATAGGGTCGACGAGGTGGAGGTAAGCGGGCCGCCTGACACGATCGTTATACGCGGCAAGGCAAGCGACATGCGCGGCAGCGGTAAGACCGTGCGTAGCGGTAGCTGGGAAGGCACGCCCTTGTCGCAGATCGTCAACGATATCGCCAAGCGCAACGGCTGGGAGCCGGTGTGTTCGGTGGGTACCAAGGTCGAGCGAATCGACCAGCGCAATGAGTCCGATTTTAACTTCATCACCCGCCTGGCCAGGCAGTACGACTGCACGGCCAAGGTGGCCGAAAGCAAACTGCTGGTGATGCCCCGCCAAGGTGGCCAGAGCGCGTCCGGCAAGACGCTGTCGGTGGTGACGATCAACAGAGCCGACGTGAGTCGGTACCAATTCCGGCTTGGCGATCGCAACACGCAGAAGGCCGTGAAGACCCAGCACCAAGACCCGAAGACCGGAAAGCTGCAGGTCGTGGAGCTGGCCAACGATGACGCCCCGGACAGCCTGCCGCCGGTGCATACCGATCGACACACCTACCCCAACAAGAGCGCTGCCGAGCAGGCCGCTAAGGCGCGTCTGGCCGCATTCAACCGCAGCACTGCCGCTGTACGCCTCGAAATGGCCGGGCGTGCCGATCTGTTCGCTGAACGGTCGATCAATGCCGAGGGCTTTAAGCCCGGGCTGGACGGTGAGTATCTAGTGGACGGCGTGGAACAGGTATTTACCCAGTCCGGCTGGACCACGTCTGTGGAATGCAACGGTGGCAAGAAGGGCAAAGCAAAAGCCGCCGGCAAGAAAAAGAAAGAGACAAAACCCCTCAAGGTCGTGGACCTATGAGCTTCCCCCAATCCACCAATACCCCGCGCATCGCGGGGTTTTTTATTTGGAGCTGACCCATGACCGCACGCGGCATCCGCAACAACAACCCCGGCAATATCGACTACAACCCACGCAACGACTGGGTAGGCCAGTTGGGCCTTGAGGAAGGTGTGGCCAAGCCGCGCTTCGCCCGGTTCGACTCGCCCGAGAACGGCATCCGCGCCTTAGGCAAGCTGCTGATCAACTACCGCAGCAAAGACGGTATGCCTGGCGTCGGCGGCAAGGGCATCGACACCGTGCTCGAAACCATCAACCGCTGGGCGCCGAGCAATGAGAACGACACTCAGGCCTACGCCCGCGCGGTGGCCACGCGCATCGGCGTGGATCCCACGACAATGATCGACATCAAGAGTCTGGCCACGCTGCGCGGCATGGTGGCCGGCATCATCGCTCATGAGAACGGCAGCAATCCGTACTCGGCTGCGGTGATCGATGAAGGCGTGCGGCGGGCGCTGGCATGACCTGGCCGGTGCGGCTGGGCCTGCTGACCCTAGTGCTGGCGTCGTACTGGGGCGCCTACCAGCACGGCCGGTCGGTAGAGCGCAGCGATGCTCTGGCCGCATCGGCGCAGCGCGACGGTAGCGTCCGACTGGCCGAAGCCGTGGGCGAGCGGGCCGCCCGCGAGGAAGAACAACAACGCGCTAAGGCGCAGGAAGAGACGAGAGCCCATGCATACAAACAACACCAAGTGGCTGACGCTGGCGCTACTGGCGCCGATGCTGCTGGCGAGCGGCTGCAGCACGACGCCGATCAGTTCGCCGCCGCCGTCAGTTGCCCCGGCCCGGATACCGTCGCTGTCGCCCGAGGCCAGGCAGCCACCCGCGCCGCTATGGTGCTCTCCGACCTGCTCACACGGGCTGATGCTCGAGCGGGAGAGTTGGCGAAAGCGTATGACCAAGCCCGGATAGCGGGTCAGCAGTGCTCGAACGAGTACGATCAGCTAACGAGAGGGGCTAGCCTCAACCATTGACTTGTTTCAAAATACGGTCCTCATTTTATTCAGCCTGATCAAGACGTATGGCAGACGAGCCCTCAGGAAAAATGCCTCTCCGAGCTTATGATGAGGCTATCGAAAGGTACCTGCGTAGCGTTGATCGGGCCTCAAAAGCAGTGGACTTGTATCACCGCGCACGAGACTTTGGCAGCTCCGAATCAATCTTGAAGACTTTGCGAACTGAGATTGAGAGCGCTTTTCGGGAGCTAGAGTTGGCGCGGTTGGCTGTACAGTGATAGCAGTCGACCCTAAACGACTAAGGGGAGGAAGCGAAGCCTCCAGCGCGGCTTCGAACTAGTGATGTCATCTGTTCTATGGACCATGGTTTGGCAAGGAATACAGCCGAAGAGGGCAGTGGCTTCCCAAAGTGGGCATTGCCGCCACTAGTCACAATCACAGCCAGGCTCGGCCATTGGTGATGAGCAGTCCATGCCAGATCCCAGCCATCTGAGCGTCCAGGCGTTCTAACGTCCGTTACGACCATTGCCCAAGCATGGGCACCTAGCAGCTCGATTCCATCATCGACAGTAGCAGCTGTCGTTGTGGTGAAACCCATTTCGTCGATGATCGTGACGAGGAGCTCTAAAAGCATTGGTTCGTCTTCCACGATCAAAACCCGTTTCATATTCACCACACCAGTTATAGGCCTAATCAGTGATAGTGAGCGCTTATCAGAGCCGAGTTCCTGATAAAAGATGAGCGGTCTATTTTGTACAACAATTAGCCGTTTCGAGCGCAGGCTGTACAACAAATTTCATTTATAGCCCCCGCTTCCGCCATTCAGCAGCGGTTGCCTTACAGGCCCACGCAAGGACGACGTTCTCGAGGTGAGCGTAGGTGGCGCTATCCTTGCTGCTCGCACGGGCTGATGCTCGAGCGGGAGAGCTGGCGAAAGCGTATGAAAGAGCCCGGATATCTGTACAGCAATGCGCTAAGGAGTACGACGCTTTGACGGAATTGAGTGGCAAGCATGAATGATTTGTATCAAAATGCGCGTCTACAGAAGCTTTATTCCAATGAGCGACTTTAATGACGCAAGACAGCATGATGGCCTCAAAGAAAATCATTGTAGTGGTTGAGGATGATGATCTATTGCGCAGCTTAATGGTTGATGCAATTCGAGAGCTTAATTTTGAAGTAGTCGAATTTGCGACTGCTGATGATGCTCTGATATATGCTATGGGTGCGTCAGTTGATATTGGTCTAGTAGTTGCTGATCTGACAGTACCTGGTCAGCTGGATGGTGCTGAGCTTGCGGAAATGTTGGCGGGCCGTTATCCGCATATTCCCTTCATTCTTACGACAGGTTACATAGATGCTCATCGAAAGCTTTCTAGTCAGATACACTTCCTGCCGAAGCCATGGGCGCTAGTGCAATTAACCGGTGCTGTTTTGAAAGCCATATAGCGCTTTGGTAAGTTAGCTTTGTTCAGCTTGAATGATGACTATGGAAAGCTGATTACTTCACATGCTGCTTTCCATGAAGGCTACTACACTCTGACAATAGGCGTGCTGGGGTGACTATAAAGCGAACGATTCGAGGACTGGCTGATGCAGGAGAGCCGCTGATCTTGGAGGCCACTGCAGCGTTGCGCCGGTACAACGAGGCCCAAGATGCCTGCGAACCGGCAGAGCAGGTCGAGCGCCTGCGCGTGCTCGCCGAGTCAGCCTACCAGGCGGTGACGGACTACCAGCTTTACGCCTACGGCCTCCAGGCGATCACAAAGCATTGA